AGCGAGAGAGTGTGGTACGAGAAGTCGTTGAGCTTGTGGAAGAAGTACAGCGAGTTCCATGTGTCGAGAATCCCGACCTGTGCGCCGGTCGTGTCATACACGATGACCTGATAGCGCCACTGAGGCAGCTCATTGCCCCACGGAGCGGGTAACGGAAATGATGTGTCCCCAACTGGCACGAAGCCTCCATAAGGCGTTAGCCCATATGGCTCTAGACCATATCCAGGCATAGCGGTTACGGCCCAACGGCTGCATCAGTACCAGCCTGGTTTCGGACGTGCAGCCGCCCGTCGGCTGTGGACCAGTACATCACGACATTCGGGCCGTTGGCTGAGGAGACGATGGCGAGCGAGCCAAGGGTGTTGAACTCGAAGGTGCTCTGCGGAGCGGCTGCCGGGGGCGACGTGAATGCGAACTCGGTGACGAAGTTGACCGCCGTGCAGTGGTCCACATGCAGGTCACCGCAGTAGCCGTTGATAGCCCGCACTGCCTGCGCGGCACCGGTGTCCGGTCGAGCGCCGTCGAAGTTGCAGTGGTGGATTTTCACCCCGCGAGGGTTGTTGACCTCGACTGGTGTCATGCCGATGGTGCTAGTGCCACCGGGATATGGGATGAAGTTGCAGTCGGCGATCGTCACGCGGGCGATCTTGGTCGAGTCGGCGCCCAGCACGTAGACACCGAAGATGGCAGTCTCGGCGTGCAGCCGGGTCTGGTTCTTGACCTGGAAGGTGCAGCTGGAGACGATGCCGCCCTTGACCGTACCGTCGCCGCCGCCGACGTTGACGCTGTTGAAGAAGATGTAGGCAACCCCGCAGTCGATGAACGTGTTGCCGATGATCTTGAAGGCTGAGGGCGCAGAGTCGGAGATGATGCCGTTCTCGTAGCAGTTCTCGTAGGTGTTGCCTTCAATGATGATGCTGTGCGAGGGCAGCGGGTTGTTGTTGGTAAAATTGGACCCGGTCTTGACGTTACTGATATGGTTTCCGCGCATCGTAAACGATGGGCACTCCCCAACCTCAATCCCGAAGGCTGCCGCCTGTATGTTCGTACCGCCGATGATCTGGTTCTCAGAACACACCGAGCCTCTAGCGTCACCGAAGCTAACGGCCCAGAACTCGCCCGCCACTGGAATTGTGTTTGGGCCATAGACGATGTTTTCCTCGACGCGGGAATTCCACGCACCGTTCCATAGCTCAATCCCTAGGGCGCTGTTGGTAGCATCAAACGTCGTGCATGCGGAATAGTCGAGCAGATTTCCCCTGACATAGGTGCCGAGGCAGTTGACCCCGGTGTTCACCTTGACCTTCAGGAAGTTGGAGGTCAGCGTGCCGAAGGCGTAGCAGTCAGTTATCTGGCTGTCGTTGACGCCACCGTCGAGCATGACGCACGCGCCACCGTTGGCTGCCCCACTCCGCCCGATGTCTGTGAAGGTGCAGTCGTCCACCCGCAGCCGGTAGATTTGGGTGCCACCGGAGCCCGTGGCGTAGATGGCAGTGCGGCCGGTGGTCTGGAAGGCGCAGCGTCTGATGGTGCAATCGTCGGTACCGCCAGTCACCTGGATCAGACCGCCCCAGTAGTTGCCGCTCCCGATGGTCGTCCCGTTGCCGTGGAAGCCTAGGTCCTCGAACGAGCACTTGTCAGCCGACACGGTGAACACCGCAACGTTTACACCGCCGGCCTGTCCCTTCAGCTTGATGATTGACAGGTCTCGACCTGCCCCTCGAAATCTAGCGGCAGCAGTCAGTGTCATCGGAGCCAGGATGTATGTCCCCTGCGGGAAATACACCGGCTGACCCGCTGCTGTTATGATAGCTGCTGTGACGGCAGCGCTGTCGTCGGTTATACCGTCACCCTGCGCGCCGAACGCCTTGACGTCGTACACTCCCTTTAGTGAGCCGTCTGTGTTATGGGACTGTAGTAGAAAGCCATTGAGTATTACGTCGTAGGGGTTCTCCCCTGTGACGGGTAGCCTAGGCATTAGCCTTCCTCATCGACCGACAGAACGTACACAGGTATCCACGGCCGTCAATGTGCGCGTCGGCTCGGTAAGATAGTTGCTCTCCAGCCGACAACACGACGTACCTGAGTGCTGACTTCGGGACGTCCTGCCGACCGCAATCCTCACATTTATCGGTGTTCGTGCTCATTCGCCTAACTCCTCGAATGCAAGCAAGTGTGCTAGTGCGTCAACCTCGTGACGGAGAGCGTAACTCTTAGGCAGCAGAGAGTTCGCGGCTAGTAGCCAAGGATACCGCCTTTGGGGCGTGTGCATAACGCAACGAACGCCGAGCGCATAGCACAACGCCTTGATCCCTCCAACTAGGTCAATGGTGTAGATCATGTACTTATCGACTCGGCCGCCGGTAGCAAACAGCTCACAGATCACAACATCGGGTTTCTCTAGGATGATATCGAACAGTTCAGAAGGGGTGGACGTTGTGGTGGTTGTGTATGATCCGTCAGGCAAGCGCAATGCCACGCCCGTTGAGCCGCCGGGATCAATCGCCAGCACCGTGCGCCCGCGCGTGTCATCACGCGGGGCACCCGGCCGCTGGGCAGTGGTGCTTACGATCCGCGAATTCTTGGCTGTAAGAGACCCCTCGCGTTTGGCTGCAATTCGATTGCGAATTTCTAGGGCCTTGGACGTTACGCGGCGAGGCATAGCTCCCACTTGTCCTTTCGCGGCACCTTGGTCATGTTACGTAGGTTGGGCCCGACGGCTATCTCAGCGGGAATGTTGGGGTAGCCGGGAAACTTCGGGCGTTCCATCACTTCACGCACCAGCTCGCACACTTCTCGCTCGAAGCGCAGATCGTACTCGATCCACAGCGCATCGTGTACGTCCAGTAGGAAGAACGAGTTGTACTCTCGCAGCCGCTCGTGTAGTTCGATTGCGGCTATGAGAACGTGATCGGATGCAATGGACTGGATAGGAAAATTGATCGCCTGACGTAGTTGCTTATGGTCGAGAATGATGGGGAACCGCATGATGCGGCCGGTCGGTGTGCGTAGTTCGCCCTCCTTGCGCGCTTCAGCTTGAATCTCCACCATCCACCTTGCGTAGCGGTCATACACCGACCAGTAGTTGTCTATGAATTCCTGCGCCTCGCGTGTGGTGCAGCCTAGGCCGACCGGTGGTGGGGATGATAGTTTCTCAGCACCCTCACCGTACTGTAGCCCGAACCTAACCTTCTTAGCACCCTGACGTTTCACGTCCCATAGCGGGTTCTTTCGGTGGTTAGGATAGCCGTAATCGAGTCGGCTGATCTTGAAGGCTGCTTCTGCGGTGGCAGAGTGAATGTCGCCAGATAGCAGATGCTCAAGCAGCACAGGATCACGCGACAGAACCCACGCTTCCCATACCTCGATCTGCTCGTAATCCGCCTTGAGCATACCGTGTGTCTTTGGATTGTGCGGTACAAAAACACTGGATATCTCTGCGAACTCGGCGCCGACCGTGTACTCCTGCGGAATCGTTTGCATGGCGGGACGCTTGTACGACCGTCGCCCGGTACGAACGGAGTGTAGTAGCGCGGATGGGTGAACAAGGCCATCTAGCTTGCGCTCCCGTTGAATCGAGAACACATAATCCATGATCTTATCGAGAGCACGGAAACTCTTGAGTTCGCGTAGAAACGGGTGATCCAGCCGGTCGAGAACCTCTTTATCTAGGGAGGGTGCGCCCTTGGGGGTTTTCTTTATCGGGGTCAAGCCGACAATCTGGAACATTAGCTTCTTCAGCTGTATGTTAGAGTTGAGGTTGATGTCCCCTTGAAACCCTAGGTCTGTAGCGTGCTGGACTAATTCCTCAACCATGTCGTTGTATCGGGGCAACCACGTCAGGTACCCCAAGTCAACGAGCCGGCTAAAGTCTACGCCAATGCCGTAGTATTGTGCGTCACGGTACATGTTGTACGCGGGGATCAGCAGATCACGGTACAGGCCGGTAGTGCCGTCGCGTTCCATCTTGGCTGTCAGGATGGGGTCCATGCGGCCAGTGTACGCTACGTCCTTGCCGTTGTACTCGTCGATCACATCGTCGGGGAGGCGATCCATCGTGCCGCGCCGCTTGTCTTTCTCTAGGGCTTCATCGTACCATCCAGCCGCTTGATATTCTCTCGCAAGAATCTTGAGGCCGTGTTGCCCAGACCTTTCATCGCAGCAGTAAGACTTGAGTCCGAGATCCTCGACAATGGGGAGGCGGACGCCCAGTTCCCGCCATATTCCCATTGTATCGTAAGTACCGAATTGGAACTGCCATCTGGCGGCGGGCCATACAAGGTCCCGGGACCAAGCTCCAGGTCGCCAAACGACAATATGCTCTCGACCTGCCATATCCTCCCAGCGGAATCCGATACGTAGCAGCGCATCAACGAACACGTCCGTTTCGGTTTCATCCGTTGATTTGGAGCTAGTTTCAATGTCAATGACAACAGGCCGGTCAAGCGGTAGAGCATCAAGCATCCTCTGTGCGGTCGGCTCGTCGGTGATGATTTCATCGACCACAACGTTGGCAACTGAACCATCCATTGGCCACGTCAGAACGAGCGGAATCTTCTCGAGGTCACGGATGATGTCCTGTGCCATCGACATTGAATTGGCGCGCAGCGCACCGGCAGGGTGCCGAGTCGTGATGACGTAACAGCCGAACTCTTTCGACCACAGCGTTGACCCACGTAGGGTCTTACGCTTGGGATCTGTGCCGGTTAGACGGCTCGTCACAATCCCGCCGAGAGAGACTATGACCTTGGGTTGGGCCCACTCAATCTCGGCACGCAGCCGTTCACCGCAGCCGGCAACTTCTTCGGCAGAAGGTGCATTGTTCCAATAGCAAATCAGGTTGGTGGCGTATGTTTGCTCGCGTGGCCAGTCCACGTATTTGAGTAGCCCGTCTAGCAATTGTCCTGACTGGCCGATGAACGGCCGACCCTTCTCCATCTCACGCTCGCCCGGTGCGATGCCGAGCAATAGCACGCCGTAAGAAGGGTCGCCATAACCTGCGTACATCCGGGATTTAGGATGACACTTTGGCCCCGAGATTGGCCCCTTCCCAGCCAGGATAATCTGGGGTGACGTACTGCTTGTGGGTACAGGTAGCGTCAGTGTCACTGTTGTAGTCGTCCAGACTGTAGAAGAGGGCGGTGCATTCGTAGCATGCAAACTGGTCGCATACCGGGCATATGTGAACACCATCTATCGTGCCACACGCTATGCACTTGGGCATGTAGACTATGCGGGGCATGGGCGTGCCGCAACTTTCTCACTTGAAAAAGTTCACGCCGCTGCCCCACCGAGAGCTTCGGCAATCTCATCATTTGTGATGAGCCCGCGCTGTAGTAGATCGCGTAGAACCAGTGCGCGGAGATATGTTGATGATGATTGCGGCTCCTTCTGCAAGACTTCGATGACACCCTTGTGGAGCGTCGGCTCAATGTAGACCATTAGCGGTACTACCCGCTGCTCGCGTATTCTAGTGGCCATTCTGATCCTCTCGTTCTCGAATTGTCCATAGACGGGTACCCACTTCCGAGTTGTATCGCCACTCAATATCGAAAATCAGTTTGAGTGCGTCTTGCAGCACAAGTAGTTTCTTGCCTAGTGCTTGCGAGTTCTTGTACGCCATAGCGAATGCTTGCTTGTCTAGCGAGTATCGCTCTAGCCCACCCCACAACTGGCCGGGACTTCTGTCAGTCAGCCCTTCGGGTGAAGATGATACGAGCCGACGTAACGCACTCACTAGCATTGAATCTTCTTCCAGTGAGAACGACCGTTGTCCGTAGCGAATCTGTTTGAGTGCGTTCACGAATTTCGGCGCGTCGCCTGTGGCGTTGGTGATCCACAACCCTATCCGTGCGAAGTCCTCGATGCGAAAGTTAGGGCCACGTTCAGGCAGTGGAGATGATAGTGTGCGCTGCACGTCCGCTACAATGCCGGCCCATATGCTACTGCGGTGTAGGATAATATCTTCCTTGATCGCTTGCTCAGGTAGCCAACGATCTTCGGGCAACCGCTCGAATGTTAGGAGTAGGAGACGATCCGCAACGTCCTCGCGTGCGAACTTGGGATTGTGTGCCGTGATTCCCAGCATGGCTGTTCGGCGCAGGATGAAGTTGTCGCCATCTGTGTACAGCATACGCCGGGACACTTCTAGATCGCCAGCAGATTGTGCTAAACGATCTGGTAGCCACCGCTCCCACTGGTCAGCGTTGTCCAAGACGAGAAGTGGGTATTGGCTTGCACCCTGATCGAACTCGTCCTGGTTGGTGACGCCGGATACCGCACGGTGTTGGCCGTACAGCAGAGCGTACACCTTCTTGAACAGTGTAGACTTGCCAGAGCCGGGCTGACCGAACGTAGCGAGAAGGGGGCGCGACGGGCTCACGTTGCGGAACAGCAAGAACACCATCCACGCTTTCAGCATGGCTAGTGCAGGTGCCCGATCTAGACCGATCAGGTTGCCGAGAGCATCGCCGGTGGATGAATGCCCGAACACTTTCTCAGCCCATTCACGGTCAGGGTTGCCGAGACGGAACGGCTCTACGCTTGGCTTCCACGGAAACACTATGTTATCTGTGCCGTTGACGACTGTCTCTACGGATGTGGCTGTGACCTTGAACACGTCGCGCCGACCTGAGTGCAGGTACAGGGTTCGGTTAGGGTGGTCATACCACGACAGGTTGGATTCTAGTGTGGTGTCGGGTAGAGACAGGCAATGGTTCTCCAACCCCTTAGCGATGAACTTGTACTCATCTTCGGTGGGGTTGAGCCCGTACTCCACGTCCATCAGAACGGCCAGATATCGTGAGCCGGCGCTGAGACGTATCGGCCGGCCCACATCGTGTCGCACGTACCATGCGTTCTCGTCGATGGTATGCATGAACGAGCCGCCAGCCTTCATGTACTCTAAGACGCGGGCTAGCATAGTCTGCTTACGCACGATGGACGGCGTGAGCGAACGGTCTTGCAGGAGTTTGTCGCGTGGCCCTTCGCCGCCAGAGCGGATGAGGTCCTGGGCCCGTAGTACGTCCTTGGCCAGTTCACGCCGGGCGTTGGTACGTAGGTCCTTGAACTTGTTGTTGGCTGAGTGTAACGCCAGCCAGAACACCTGATCGCGTTCCGCGCCACACTTGAACAGGCCCAACATCAACGCCCATAGCGACTTGGATCGGTCGCTGGTCGTTGTGTTATACATGTTGTAGACTTTAGCGCTTAGTCCCTTGTCACGGAACGTGAGTAGCAGTTCATTGGGCCCAATCTCGAGGTCGATGTTCTCGACCGCATCGAGCCACGCATCGTCGGCTGTACCGTTAGCACGGGGTACTACGGGCTCTGGCAGGGCCTCGAACGATACCGGCTCGTGCATGAGCAGCGGCGCGTCGATCACTTCGACCGGCTGCGGCCCGGCTATGTACTTGAAATTGAACGTGTCGGGGATGCGTAGTTTTCGTCCGACCGGCCAGCCGCTATGATCTGCGCGAGAGATGGCGTATGTCAGCCTGCGCGAGAGTGTCTCATGTTCCTCTAGCGGCAGATGTTCCGTTAGGAACCAGTACGCCTGATGGCGTTTCGGGCTGGACCGTACTAGGATAGACGGCCGTATTGGAAGCCTTGTAATGTCCGCTTCATCTAGGTCTGCCTGTAGTGTACGTGTTGGTAGCGCGTTCGCCTTCACAGACGATGGGCCCTTGAACAGGTAGGACGAGAACCAGACGTTGTTTGTTCCACGTGCCTCAGCAATTACGCGCAGGATTTGTTCCCGCTCTGTAGGCCAGCGGAACCACTGCTCAAACCATCCACCTGTAGGTGGGCCGGTTACAAGCAAAAAGAACCCAGCGGCTTCGTCTGGGTTCTCTGCGGGTGGGGCGGTAATGACCGCATCAAGAAACTGGTCTAGTTCCATTAGCGGCCAAGTTCAGATTTCAATTTGAGGACCGCAGATGTGAGCGGCCAGAACAGCGGTCGAGAACATGAGCACTCGTCTCTCTCGCAATAGCATTCAACGCAAACGTCGGGAAAGACGTCCTCTCCCAGGAGTTCAAACTCTCGCCGCTCAAGGTGATCGAGCTGCGTGCGTAGACCCTGGGAGAGGAGCGTCATATCAAAGGCCTGCACAGTGACAGCTGAGGCTTTGTAGCTGGTCAGCTCCCTCATGGCATTGCTGCTTTACTAGTGTCACACGCGACATAGGATTGACCATATCGGGATATATCCTATGGTGGCGCTGTGCAGGCCTAGAGTCGCTGGAGTTAGCGGCGGCGACCGGCGCCGGACGAGAGGGCTTCGGCTGCTTCGGAGTCCTCGTTGGACGATGCAGGCATCGTGTCGATCCACTCGTTGCGGAATCGAGTGTTGCCCTTCTTGTCCTCGTACTCCGAGATGCCAATCTCCATCAGCACGCGGCGTCCGACGAGCGCGGGGATGATGATGTCGAGGTCGGCTGGACCGTCGAACAGCGTCTCGTCGAGGCCGGCGGCGAGAGCGTCCTGGCGCAGCTTCCAAAGAGCGTTCTGCTTGGGGCTGTAGGTGACGAACAGAACCTTGCCGGCGACCTTGGTGGTGCCGTCGGCTGCCATCTCGTCCTCGATGCTCCACTGAAACGCGCAGTGCTCGCCGCTACCATCGGCGTTGTCTCGCCACTTGAACTCTTTGCCGACCATCGTGTACGTGCCGATCGGTGCTGGCGTGAAATCGCCAACGCCGGTGAAATCTACTGTACGTGCCATCGCTGGATCAGACCTCCCGGGGTCTCGTTGATTGGGCGGAACGCGCCACGTCCTGGCGCCGGAGGCGAACAGTCGCCTACTTCTTTTGCTGGGCCTTGATCGCGGCATTGTTCAACTCTGCCAGCGTGGGCTGGCGGTGCCGTTTTGTAGGCCAGGGCTGACCTCCCTTGATTGTGTCGATGATCGTTGCCAACGACGGATTGTAGATTTCCATAGGGATATCCTTCGTCAGCGGATCATCGGGATCGACCTGAAACTTGGACTGCTGCATCGTCTCGATTGGCCGAAAGTCGAGACAGCGTGTAAAGAGAATCTCATCGGTGATGTACAGCCGACCGAGCCACGTGACCTTGCCCGGGATCTGGGACTGTAGGGCTTTGTTGAAGGCCACTTCTGACCGCGTTACCTTCTTGCCCCGCACTTCACGATCTTCGGGCGTTTCCCACATGATGAGCACGACGTTCAGCCGCAGGTTCACCTGGTCCGCTAAATCGAGCAGCGTAGTGGTGGTGGCTAGTACCTTCGACGTGGATGCGCTGTGCTGTGTCCAATCCACGTTGTCGGCTCGGCCGTATCGCTCCTTCAGGTCCAACGACCAGCCATCAACCATGTTGTCGGCAATGATGGACTTGTAGGGGCAGTTACGGTCGGCTTGTAGGCTCTTGGCGATTTCTTCGACCTGTGAGAACTTGGTAATCTCGTACACGTCGATGTCATCACCGCGTGACTTGATGACGTGCGGGTTTCCCCGCATGTTCAAGTACAACGCGGGCCGGCCCAATTCGGTGTCGCAGACCGTGGCAGCAAGCGTGGTCTTACCGATCCCACCGGGACCGTAGATACCAAGCTTGATGCCAGACTCCGACTGCGACACCGGATGTGGCTTCAGCCCACCGTACACGGGGCGTGGTTGCGATGCCATGCCCAATGTAGCGGCAGCGTTAGACGGGGTTAGTGTTGTCATTGACCTCCTGTCGCCAGACCTCCTCGATCGGATTGGTCCAGACCATTGTGTAGATGCGGACCTTGCCCTTTACGCGCACACGGCCGCTTTCACCGTGTAGGTTATCCTCATGGCCTTTCGGCTTCGAGCAAGTGAACATCACATCGAGAAAGCTAGCGCCTGATGCATGGAATGCGGGGATCGACATACGGTCCTTGCATGATTTGTTCATGCGCCCGCTCTCTGATAGCGTGAGAAACAGATCACGTTCACGTGTGTGGACTTCATGCTGCACTGGCTTCTTCGGCATCGTCCTCGTCCACATCATCGGATCGCGTAGTGAGGTTCGTGCGTAGCAGCGTCTGATACACATCGCTCTCGCCACGCGAGTATGCCCAGCACGCTTCCTCGAAAGCCTTGCAATCGTAGCAGCCTTCCCACTTGCGGTTGAACGGTAGTTCATCGAACGGTACTGGGGTATCGGCTGCCATGCGATTCAGTTCGATGGGAAGTAGGCGGGCAAACTCGTCGATGCGAGCACGCTGCTGTGGGATGGTGAGCCGCATAAACAGATCGTTGAACGTCTTGCCCTTCGGCACGGCGTCACGTCGCCACAGCCCGTCATATGAGATGCCGACGACTTCACCTACGCCGAGTTGCTCAGCGCCCCACACGTATGCGAGAAACTGATCGTTGGCTTTCAGCGACAGGTCACTCGGCCGGTTCTTGTACGTCTTGTGTTCCAACACGTGCAAGAAGTCCCGGTCATCCACCAACAGCCCGTCGAACCGCATGTCCAGTTGATGGAACTCAATGCCGGTGCCCAGACATGTAGGGCAAACCGGCGCCTTGCTGTCGAGCGTGCCGTCTGGGTGATGTAGACGATGTACGGCTGTCTGATTGTCGAAGTGTGCGTGAGGGTTCTCGCACGGGTGTTCGGTGCCGGGGACGGGTATGATGGCACGCTGCTCGGGTCGGATCAGTTTGTACCCTTCTGGCAGCGCCGATCCCCAGCGAATCTCGTAGTTGCGAGACATGGTGCGGGCGAAGTGAATGGATTCTTCGAGCAGGTCTGTCTCAGCTTCGGTCATGCCGACGCCGACTTGAGCCTTGTAACGTGCGCCAGCTTTCTCCACCATCTTGATGCTGGCAACGAGCACGTGCTGCTCAAAGTTCATGCGGCCTTCCCGATCAAGCATCCACGCTTGTGAGCCGTTGTGTATCAACGTGCCCACTGACAGGTAGACCGGGGCCACGATGGGCCCAAGGTGCATACCGTTCTTGGACGAGAAGCGCCATTGACGTAGGCAACGTTTCCAGTTGCCCCGTTCAGTCACAGAGAAGATCATGCGTTGTACGTCCTACAATCATACGGCAAACGTTCGGCGTTTGTCAATCAGGTTTCTCCAATTGGCGGGTGTATGCCTTGTTCGCTTCCGCCAGCATCACATTGAAGTCTCTGGCACATAGGACTTCTGGGTAGCTGCCAGTCCATCCTGTGATGATAGCCTTTCGAGTATCATCTAGTGCGCGTAGCAAGGATCGCGTGTCCCGTTCTACATTTGTGGGGACTTCCTCGCTACAGTATGGGCAGTTCACGCCTTCTTGCCACCGTGCCGATACGGGCGCGTCAGGTTGTAGACCATCTTAGCAACCACGGCTTGGCCGAGCCGTTCAGGTGTGACGCCGTTCTCTTTGGAATGGTTGGCGACGCGGATGATGATGTCGGCGTACTCCTCTTCTTCAAGTGTGAAGCCCTCGATGTGATCGGACATCGGCATCACGAGTTCTCGGTGTGCTTCGGACAGTTCAGCGACCTCGGTCACAATGAGCATATCCGTTTCGAGGGTCGAGCGCGGGTGTTCCATCCAGCCGTTGTCCTTGGCGCTCTGATAGCAGAGTTCTGCAAGCATAGCTACGACGTGGCTGATTGGATACTGGACCGTGTCCTTTTTGATGTCGTGTGCGTTGGTCAAGATAGTGCGTCCCTCAGTACGAGTGATGCGGTGTTGCGGCGGGTCGTGTGTGCTGTGTGAACGGTCACGTCAACCGTGCCCTTCACACGAACGTAGGATACTACACATGGGGAGATGTTGGTCGACCACCGCTGGAATCGACGCAACACCTGATGCATAGCTCCCGGCACGTATGATTCTTCTACGAACACCACGTTCTTGCAGGCCGACAGATCCACAGATTCGCCCAGCGATTCGATGCCGGCGACGATGGGTATGCCAGCCTTGATAGCACGCCGTGCTACGATTGCACGCTCGGATGCCTTGGTATTCTGGCCGTGGATCGGTACGCCACCGATCTTGTGTGCAACGTACTCTACCGTATCGTTGTACCAGCACATCACGGCAGCCTGCTGATGCGAGTCGCGTATGATGTTCTGTGCAGCCTTGGCTTTCTCCTCGACTGTCATGCGGCGGAGGGTGTGCAATACCTCGGATGCTGATGTGAGTGGGATGTCCTCGTATCGGCGCGAGTGCTTGACTGCGTTGTATTCCTTCTGTGCGTTGGTGGGGAACTCGAGCACAACCTGCTTGTCAATGACGGCTGGCAGCTCAAGCCCTACATCATTGTACGTGCGGCGCAGAAGAACATCACGTAGCTCCTTCTGTAGAGCGCCAACGTTTTTGATGCCCCACACCCGGGTGTTGTAGCCGTTGTCGATTGTCTTAGCGTACATGGCCATGAACTTGCCTTGAGCGTGCCACTTCTCGGGATAGAGAATGTGCAGCAAATGCCACAGATCGCCAACGTCCTTGTAGATAGGCGTGGCTGTGAGCCCTATGATCTGCGGCACGCGCTTAGCTAGAAGCACGGCGTTCTTACCCTGCTCGGAGTCGGCGCCTCGCACGTGGTGGAACTCATCGAAGATGACGCAGCGTAGCCGTTCAACCGGCATCCAGTATTTGCGTAGCATCTCGACGTTGATAATAGTCCAGTCAGCACGTGCGTTGATGGCTTCGGTACGCTTGACCACATCGCCTAGCGCAATGGCCACAGTTTCATCTGGATACTGTTCACGTAGCCAATCGTGCCACATCCACATAGCGTAGGTCGGACAAACGACCAGCGCGGGGCGCGTAGCCGCCATGCTGGCTTGGATCGTCTTACCTACACCACCGTCATCAGCGAGAATGACGCGCTCATGCTCCATCATCCAATTGGCACCCACCACCTGATAAGTACGGGGGTCAATGGTTGCCGGCCGGTGTAGGGTGTGGCGGGTGATGTCCTTCTTCGGATCAAGGACGTCACGTATAAAGCCGGCTAGGTTCATACTTCCATTAGTTCTCCGGTCTCATCGAACGCTGCCATCTGTGCGGCCACAAAGTCAGCAAAACGCTGGTACTTGTTGCGCGGCCACTCAATGTAGAGTTGCTGCAGGAGTGTGATGGGGAACGGCACGCCCGAATCACCGAACGCGACTGACATGACCTCCCAGTAGTCGCGCTCCTGGTCGATGGCGTACAACTGATGTGCCCCACATCGTGGGCAGAACATGAACTCACCGGGATTCCCTTGAGCCGGCGCGTTAGTGTTCCAGCCGACGAACAGATCAACGTGGCAGGACGAGCAGAATGCGCGTAACTTCAGCATATCGAGCGGCTCCAGAATGCACAGCCTATCCTTGAGTTGCCATCCTAGATCGTGAACGATGGCGTATGCACAGTCCCCACACATGAACAGCGTGGGGAGCTTGTAGCCCTTGTAACGAAACAGGGCCGGGTATCCGCACATCTCACCCGCTAGATTGCGGGCGCTTGTGCAGGTGTATTTCATCTGACCTCCCGGTGGACGGAGCAGGACTCGAACCTACGCCGGAATGGAGCGACCGGCTGACCTAAACATCCGTCCCTGCGGGCTGGGGGGATGCAGTAACCAGCTGCATCCAAGACATGCGGTGTCAACACGCCTTATGGGCCCCAGCCCGCTCGCTACTTCTCGACCAAGTAGATGAATGCGGCGAGCACCAGTGCGATGACGATTACGGCGCCAAGTATGTTGATGCTATCAGGCACTCTCAACTTCTTCGTCGTCGTCAGCGCCGACACCGGCGTCCTCGTCCGGCGGTTCGGTGGTCTCTGGCTGGACCTGCACCTGATACCACAGCCCACCGTACTTGAGCCAGAACCCCACCATCGACTCCTTGAGGTCGGGCTCGTTTACTTCGGCGTCACGAACCTCATCGTCATCACCAGGCGACGTTTCGTCGAGCAGTTGTGCGACCTCATTGGCAATGTCAGTTGTGCGCTTGATTGAATGCGCGACCATTTGAACTTTCTCCCTTGAAAAAGTTGGTACGGGGTACGGGTTCACTTCTGGACGACCTCCCGTACACGGCGAATGTGGCTACAGTCACGGCCGTTGTAACGGTAGCCGGGGCATGTGCATTCGGCACGGCCGCCGAAGCGTGAAACCTTTACATGGTAGACGACACCCTTTCTTGTGTTGCTAGGGATCGGCCCATCGAACAGCCACTCCGGTTGAGTGAACGGGCCGGTTGCTACGTGTGCATCGAGATGGCAGGCTCGCAATTCGCATGGCGGGCCACCCTCCCAGGCCGGAAGATCACAGCGGGGGTCGGGCCTGTACTTGGCTGTGACCTCTGCTACACACTTCTGTATCCACTCTTGGCTGGGTCTGTTTGGTGACATCGCTATACCTTCTACAATGGTACGCTATCCGCGTGCCAGTTGTCAATACCCACTTTGCACGCATAGCGGGTGTTAGGACTGACCGTGAAAATACTATTGTACAATTCGTGGTGAATTCCGCGTGCCGGCTGTTGACAATGCATGGCGGTGGGCGCATAATGGAAGTGACCACAAAGGAGGTCACGAGACACATGGCACGGAATCCATCGACGGATGCCGCAGAACAGAACACCAATGGATCGGAGGGCGTCGAGGGCGCCCAGGCAGCGGCGGACACGGCCAAGGCCCGCTCGTACATTGTCGTCCCGGTTCCACCCGATGTCAAATCGCGGTTCGAGTCGGAAGCGAAAGCCGCCGACAACAAGCCGGTCGGACCCTACGTCCGTGATCTGCTGTTCGGGTTCCTGGGCATTCCGATCCCCGAGACAACCACGACTCGTCACAGCAAGTACGCCTCGAAAGAGGAACGCGAGGCTGCACAGAAGGATCGCAACAAGAGCCGCTCGCAGACGATGAAGGCTCTGATGAAGGCGTTCCGTGATGCACAGGCGGCTGGCGTGTCGAAGGAGGAAGCGGCTGAACTGGCGGGCCGCATGGTCGCCGGCACTGCACCTACCACGGCCGAGCCGGAGCCGGAGCCGACTGCGGCGTAGCGCACTGGCGGTGCTGCGCTGCGAGACCCGGGTGCCAGTGCGGTACCCGGGTCTTTCTGCGTGTTAGCCAAGATCACACCAAAGCCCATGAGCAATCCCAATGTGAACCGTTCATGGGCTTTCGTGTGCTCTAGGTGGCGGGGGCTTCCCACTTGTTCAGGTGGTCGATGAGTGAACGCATGGCTGTGAGGTCCATTGCACGCTTGTTCACAGCGATATCGAAGCTGGTGATGTGCTTGAGGGCAGTGAGCAGGCCCTTAGCCTCGTCGCGTTCCATGCGGTCAATGTCCTCGACGCGCCAGTATTCCTGGTTGTGAAGCGTGAACCAGGAGTTGAGCATGAATCTCATGTCATTCACCCCGCGTCAGCACGTATGCTGTGAAGCAATGGCGAGGGCGGCAAGAGTCGCCGGGATAACAGGTGCAAAGAGAGCAGAAATAAGAATCCATCTTGGCATACGCGGCTCTTTTCCTTTCGCTACGCCCGGCATGGGCTGCTGAGCAGCGAGTAGTATTCGGGCTTTGGGTTGCCGGTATCATCGAACAGCCCAAACGGATGGACCATCGCATCGGTCCAGCAGAACCAGCTGTTCCATAGAGATGAGCGTGCGCCGAGACCGTCGCCGCCATCACCGTTCAGCATGCACTGCATGTCCCAGATTTTGTGGGAGTATTCTGGATGCCACCACTCGGTGGCGATGATGGGAATTTGAAAGCGGTTCCAGTACACGTCGAATAGATCACGTGCGTCCGGCGGGTCGAGGGTGTACGGGTGGATGGCGATAGCATCGGGCCGCAGGTCGGCGGGGATGAGGGCTATTACGCTTTCCATCCATGCGAGATCGAATAGCGGCCCACGTGCTAGACCGCCGGTTGACCACCTGAACCCGTTGTGGGCATAGGTTTCACGGTAGATGAGATACTCCTTGGCATAGTCCTCAGGGGACATAGGGTTGTCGCCGCTGGTCATCTCATTGTGGACCTGAATCCAATCAGCGTTGTACGGTACGTATCCCTGTGACTCCCATGTGACGATGGCCATGATTTGCAGGCCGGCGAGTTCGAGCGCATCGTACTTGGGCTGATCTTCCTCACGGGCCGTGAAGCGCACGCCGCCGAACCCCTGGCTGACCAGGTTCTCGGGCTGATCGTCCGACCACCCATTCGGGTTGTGCGGGTCGATGTTCATGGCTATCACTTGCAGCTCCACATGTATGAGCGACCCATCTGGAAGTCCTGTGCTAGGAAGCGAACGGCCTGGTACGGTGAGAACGGATCAGTGTAGCCCCAGCTGTAGAAGCGTATAAGCTCACCACGAGGATGCAGCTGTGCGGCACCTAGCTCACCCTGCCGGCCACGTGAGTACGGGTTGAACGTCCAGCCTGTCTCACAGCCTACGACCCGGTATATCCAGCCGTACGAGATGCCGAATTCCTCGCTATATTGCTCGATGGCAGCCAGCGTGTCATCGGACGTGTAGGGTTCTTGGGCCTGTGCGGGTGGGGCGGGGGCGGGGGCTAGCGCCACGGCTAGTATGGTGAGTGCTGCTGTGGCGGTGCGCCGGACTGTCATTGGGGAGTCTCGCGCTCGCTCAGGATTTCCAGCCACGCGCACTGTAGCATGGCGTATGCCTCCGTAATGGGACCTTGCAGGGCTCCGCCTGCATTGCTCAATACCACGAATCCTAGATGCTCGGCATCCGTGTCGATGCTGAGAGTGCCCGTGCGTTCCTCCATGTCACGTATCCAAATCTCACCCATGTAGTATTCGCCGCGCAACTGGCCCAGAATGCAGAGCACGCCATCGGCCATGTCGAGCGTGTTCCGGTCGATGGCCGTGTACCAGTCGGGGTCATACGCATCGAGAAATGCCGCACCCCTGGCGGCCCGTTCCCGGGCCAGTTCAGGGGTGAATGTCAGCGTCATGGTCATGGTTATCTCCTAGTCTCCTCGTATGCCGAGTGTGTTCTTGGCGCGGGTCCAAGCCACGTACATGAGATTGCGTTCCTGTTGCATCTGCTCAGGGTTCTTGACCCGGGCTGGCATCAGCTTCGGTTCGATGATCTGTACCGTGTCAGCCTCCAAACCCTTCGCTTTGTGTACCGATGACAGGAGAACGAATCCGCGTTCGACACGGGTCACATCATCGAAGATGTTGGAGATGCGAACGAGCACCTGCTCGACGGTTTCCAGACCCTGAGTCAGCGCTTCAACGCAGTCGCACTTATCGTTGATGAGCTGAATCTTATCGTCGGCAGTCGGCGCACCCGGCTTCACCTTCGCCAGTTCAATGCGCCGGTAGTTGTCGTTCTCATCGAGCAACTCGGCGTTGAGCGTGATCGCACGGCCGCTGCCGATGGCCAGCCGCTTGACGTAGTTCGCCAGCTGCTCACCAATGTCACGGCCTTGGATCTTGAGCGGGATGTCCTGCGAGATGAGAGAGTACGCGAGAGAGATGAGTGGCGCATTGTTCCGACACAGGATGAACTGGCCGGGCTCGTAGTCGCCACGGTATTTCTCATCGACTACACCCTCAGGGGCCGTCTCCATGCACTCAAACGTCGGCACGAGCGTACGGGCCTTGGCTGTGATGGCACGAGCACAACGCCGGGTGACGGTCAGTGGCAGAGACGTGATACCCATACGGGTGTCACCGAGAATCTCCTCGAACATGTCCATCGAGCGCATGTCCGCACCAGCAAACCCGTAGATCGACTGGTTGCGATCACCGACTAGCACGATGCGTTCGCCGGCGCGCAGCACTAACTCACGCTGCATCGGGTTGAGGTCTTGGACCTCATCCACGAACAGCTGCTTGTACTTGGGGACCTCCATGTTCTCAACGACGGGCAGCCATACCATGTCATCGAAGTCAACGGCATCCTTGACTGAGCGTGACATCTGCATCGCATCGGGCACGCAGTCGTAGATCATGATACGTTTCTCGGGTGGAATCTCGATGCCGTATTGCAGGCACAGGTCATCGAGCGTGTCGTAGAACTCGGCTTCCAGCTCGATGAGATTGTACTTGCACAACGATACGAGCCGTGTGGCCAGTCGCACATGGTTCCACGCCATGCTGGGCCGGGTATTGGTGAGATATCGAAACACCTTGTCCTTGTCAACCTGCACACGTCGCACGGCCTGCCGAATGGCGGCGAAGCCCATGCTGTGCATAGTCGATGCGTCCACGCCAGCCGGCACCCGCGTCTTGAGTTCGTTGGCGATAGACTTGTTGAATGCCACGAACCCATACGCAGCGGCTGTGCTGGATACCACACGACGGCCGGCGGGGCTTGGCGGCGGTAGCCGCTTCAGCCCCTCAACAATCGTCGTTGTCTTGCCAGTGCCGGCGAGGGCTTGGACGATGACATGAGACGAGCCGTTACCAATCTCGTCCCATATCCGTTCCTGTTGCGGGGATCCGATCACATGACCTCCTACGGTTTGGATGTTGCGGCGTTGGCTTTGCGTGTGGCCGCTGACCTGAGAGACCGAGCGCTGGCGGTCTCTTTAGCTGCTGGGCCCTGCACGTATGCTTGCCACGGTGGCAGCTTGTTGCGTCGGCCCTTGTCGTACACGGCGGCGATGGTTTGGCCTACTGCCTGCTCGGGGCTCATGCCCGGGCTGAGTTCTCGGCGCGTGTTGGCCTGCCCTTTGATACGTGTCGGCGTCCAACCGCCGAGCTTTCGTACCAGCTCATCCATGGCTGGCTTCGGGGCAAACCGTGGGCCGTAGCGCACAGCGAATGCGGCCATGCCACGGATCATGTCGGCTGTCAGAGCCGTACCATCCGCTGGCCAGATGGATCGTAGCATGTTCAACGTGACGATCACAACATCACGGCCGAGCCGCTGATACATGTCCTCAAGGGTACTGATGGCCTGTGTGGCATGGGTCTTATGCCCACCACGCTCGGCTTTGAGGCCGACATCGCTGAGGATGGATGCAATGTCTATCGCCTGCTTGTCGCCAGATATGATCTTGGCCTTGAAATCCTCAACAGGTTGGGTGGCCGCCCGATCCCTGTTGAATGCGAGATACAGCTCAGCCTCTTGGCCGACTGTCAGGTCGATGTATACACGGCATGGCACGGTTTCGATGTTCTGCTTCAGTGCCAGGTACACCCGGCCCTGACCGTCGATCACGGCATATGTGCCATCGTTACGCATACTGGCCGCGAGCGTACCGGCTTTACGGCCGTCCCACCCACGACTGTCCCATGCTCGCATACGAGCCGGCGTCATGGCTCGGGCGTAGCTGTAGTCTACCGTCAACATTTTCGTAGGGACGTTATCTGCGATGAACTGGTTAGCCAGTTCACGCAGATTGGGCGTCGCCTTACGGCTGTTGCGGCTGACTACCGATGCTATAACTGGTGTCATGTGCGACCTCCCGGTTGAAGTGAGCGGGAACTTTCTCGCGTGAAAAAGTTCCCACCCCTGTTGCGCGCTAGTCGGCGCAGACCACCTTGCGTACCATCTTGACGGTGGCCTCGGTTGCCGGCACCAGTTCCTCGACCTCTTCGATCTTGCAGGTCGGCGGCAACTGGTTGCCGAGGCTGATGGTCACGCGGATGTTTTCAGACTGCGGGAACGGGTTCTTGTCGATTGTACCCGTGTACTTGTTGCGGATGTCGTTGTTCCAGCCGATGGTGACCTCTCGCGTGAGCTTGCTGATGCCGAGCGCCTTGCGCGTGCGGAACAGGATCAGCGCGGTCTGCCGCCACGTGCGGCGCGGATCGGCTGCGATGACGACCTCGATGTACGAGCGGCTGTAGTAGTCGTAGCTCGACGACGAGACATCGACGCCAGCTGGCAGCAGCGGCAAGATGTTCTTCTGGAACCACACGATGTTGTCACGCCGCTTGTACATGGCTTCGATGTCGCGGTTGATGTAATCGAGCGCCTCCTGCAAATGGCCGGCAGGGTTTGGCGGCTCGGGTAGAATGACCTCGGGCTCAACGTTTGCGGCGGTTGCCTCGTCGGCGACGGCCTCAGCCTCGGTCATGACACCATTATCAATACTGGTCACGGTGACCTCCTGCTGGAAGTGTCCAGCCCAACGGATCGAAACGTTCGCTAGTCGCTTCGGTCCGTGGCGGCTAGGTACTTCGAGTGTATAGTGCTGTGATGGTGTCGTTAGAGCGGGACGGCCCGGACAGGATGCCAACAATCGTGATCCACTTCAGGACTGTGTGGCCCCAGAGCGCATGCCCTGGGACCACAGTCACCTGCTGAAGGGCCCAGCCATCGCGTGCCAACTTATTAGCATCACGCTCGCAGGCCCTCTGATTGTTGTACGTCTTGACCTTGACCGTCACCACGGGTTGCGGTTGCGGTTGTGTGACGGCCACGCTACATGTCCTCCTGTTAGATGGCGGCTTCTTTGGCGGGTACGTGCTTCGGCTGCAGCGGCTCGCCCGTCAGCAGAGACTTGAGAATGGATTCGTCCGTTGTCTCCTTGAACTGCTCGAACAGTTTGAGCAGCCGGTCGGAGAACGCATCGTTGCTGGCGACCCATTCAGCTTTGAGTGCCCCGATCTGTTCCATCAGGTCGGGATCGGGGATGACGTAGTGCAGGGCGAAACTGCGCTGGCCCTGATTAGTCTTGAGGAACAGTTTGCCGGGATGTCCGCGCTCCTTCTCGAACATAACACCCGATACGGTGTACAGATCGACGCGAGCATCGGACGGGTTGTCCATGTGCCGGCCACGAATGGCTACAGCCAGGTCGACCGTGTGTTTGGCCGCCGCCCTGGCTTCGGCGATGGTCGCCTTGAGCTTGTCGAGTATGCGTTCCTCGTACAAGACCCCAGCCAGGTGGGCGCGGAACTTGCTGGTGTTGGGGTTGAACTGAATCTGCACCCCGAGGAACTTCTCGATGTCGATGAATCCGGTTGCCATGTGTGTGTGCTAGTCTCCTACTAGTGAGAGTTGTAGGAACGGCTGTGGTTCCAGGTCGTGTTGAACAGGTAGTATGCTGAGTTGCAGTTTGGCAGCGGCCTCCAGTTCTGAGAGGGGAATGGTGAGTATGACGGTCAACGGCAACACAGCTTCGGGCGTGCCGTATCGTCTGACGAGCGCAGCCAACGCTATGCGTAGCGCCGTGATCTGACCCTCAGGATTCGGATTCGGGTTCTGCTGCTGTTGGATCGACATGCGTCTCACCTTCAAGTAGCGGTGGCTTGGTCAACAGAGGGTTGTTCCAGTCCGTGTTGTGCAGGCGTTCGAGTGTGGTCTGCACTGCGACGGGATCGTTGTCGAACCCGATGAACTTGCGGTGCATGGACAGGGCTGCGATAGCAGTCGTGCCACCACCTACGAATGGATCACATATGGTCGCGCCCGGTTGTGTGAACCGATACGCGAACAGTTGGAATGTCTGCACGTCCTGACCCCAGATGTGGAAGTTCTTGTCAGGACCGGGACTACGCACGAGGTCGAGGAAGTAGTAGGGTAGGCGCTCCTTGCCGTTCGTGAAGATAAGACATGGCTTCCAGCCGACGAACGCTTTCCACACATGCTGTGCGTTGTTGGCGCCGCCGAGAATGTCAGCGACTAACCAGTGGTACACCAATCGGCGCGACAGTAGCTCGATGTACTGCGGCAGATATGCATGGCCCGTCATCGCAATCAGCGGCGCACCGGGTTTGAGTGCGTACTGCCCGAACTTGCCGAGATCCTCAAACAGGTGTACGTACTCTTGCGGGTACGGCGGGTCAGTGATGATGGCGTCGAGTGACTCGGGCTCGACCGATGATTCCCATGTGGTGGGGTCTGTGATGTCAGCCTCGAATATGTGGAAGGACGGGGACTTGTTGGGGAATTGAGTAGTGCTCGTGCTACGGTCGGCGGCACGTTGTTCACTACGTTCCTCTTTCACCAGTTCCTTGTACGACATGTACGAGGCCGGTGCGTAGGCTGTAGGCCGTAGCTTTCCATCCTTGCCCATCGTGTACTCGGGCTGTTTGAACATGCCCGCTGCCTCGGCATCTTGCAGTTTGCGCCACGCTGTAGCAGTGGACACACCGGCAATCTCACT